GTGGTAAAATAGAAGTTCCAGATGAAACGAAAGAACAAAAATTACAAAGACGTTTAAATGAGATTAGGAATACCTGAGAATCACTGGTTGCATGGTCTTCCCCATGAAGAAGCCTAGTAGAAATACAGCGAATGCGATAATCCATGTAGATTTGTCAATGTTAGATAAAAAATCATTCTTCTCAGGTTCTTGGTATTGTTGTTGTTGGGGATACATCATTTCCGAAGGGTGAACATAGTATTGTTGATCATTAATCATTTGGTCATTTATAGGTGTACTATCTTCATTTTTCTCATGATTAGTATTAAGTGGATCATTTATTGGGTCATAATCAATTGGATTTCCTATGTCAGTCTCCATTTTTAATATATATCTTGTTTTTTTTAAGCATCTTCTTCCTCACTTTCCTCATCGTCATCAACTATAAAATCTTTTAGACTCCCCTCATCATCGTCATCTTCACTCTCTTCATCTGAATAACATTCATTATCTGTTTCAATATCAGAATCAATATCTGTATCGTGTTCCTCATTTGTATAATCATCTTCTAACACAGTCTCATCTGGTGTATAGAAATCAGGTTTCTTTATACGTCGTCTGGTCTGAACCATTTACATATATAAAGACTTATGCTTTTTAAGTACCTTAATGTGGGTAGAGTGTCTTTACAATACTCCCATTCAATACATAAGTCCTCGCCTTACCCTTTGTACACATTGGACATTTTTGTGTTATTTCATACTTTTTGATTGTGTATGACATATATTGACCCTCGTGGTTACCCCCAATTGTCTCACAATATGTTGATGTTGTAAGCACCATAAAATCCTTCTTCTGTCTAGAAATACTTATAACACGTGTATCTTCTGGACATTTCATACACTTATGCATGAATGATTCTAAACGTGGTTTGACGTCAGACTGTTTCACTTGTGGTTTTTCTTCAAACTTTTTAATTTCTGGGCATTTCTTGAGGTCCTCTTTTTTAGGATATAACTTTTCAACTATTTTGGGGGGGAGTTGATGTTTACGACCATAAAAATCTTTACAGAAACCATCCCTCCTACCCCTCACAGTCTCACACCGACAAAAACATTTCTGGGCTATAACAGAACCACTAATATGAAACCATACATGATTTGAACCGTGGGATCTCTTAAGATTTTCACAATACTTAGAATTTGTACTCACTAGATATGTTTCATTATGTTTGAATAATTTTGTAACAATTGCACCCCCCTGTCCATCCATGTTAGTCCGTATAAAATTACATAAGAGACCTTTGAGTTCATCATTCTCAATTTCATCTTTAGTTTGTACATTTGTAAACGAACCCTCCTTAATGGCTCTCGATGGTGGTTCAACTGTTACATGTTGAACCTGGTCAGTCCTTACAGAAGACATTTTCAAAATATCCATATCTGGGGCTTGTCCAATATTTAAGAGGGTACTCAAGGGGCCACATTTATAAACAAATACGGGAAGGTATGCCACCTGTACAATCTTACCCTTCCCATCACACCCTTCACACCCCTGCCCACCACATTGTTGATGTTTTTCTAACTTATATGACCACGGCATACGAAGACCACTCCCCTTTGTTCTTCTCTCAAGGCTCCCATACACCGAGGAGTCTATAATTTCATTCCAATCTACGGAACTCTTCGTTGCTGTGAGAGATATGAGAATATGTTCACGTAAAGCCACAGCTGTTGACTGATTTACAACAAACCCTGGCCAATTGAGATGTACACCCGTCTTTATGAGATCACCAGACTTTTTAGGGGGTGCTACGGAGATGAGACATTCTTTACCACCGTGGCGTTTCACTTTATCACATATAATCTTACACATGGATTTAATTTCCTCTATAGTTAGAGCCTTATCATCTTTATAGTCTATGTCAACGAAGAAGTTATAATTTGGAGTCTTCTGTTCAACGACAAAAAGTTTCTCACCCCTCTTGACAGCGTCAAGATACTTCTCATGGAAGTCATTCAATTTATCGAACGGCACGGAAAGGACACCACCGTCCAGGAGCACATGCGATAGATTGGTTGCATTATTAAAATTATTGTGGCTACACCACTTCTTAAACATATCTTATTATCATCTCTATTCTCTAAACCATCTCATACAAGAGACGTCTTGATACTCCTGGTTTTGAGAAAGTTCTTTTTTTATAGTTAAAAGCTCGTACACTGTCTTCTCTTCATTATCCTTGACCCACCATTCAATCTCTTCATCACAGAGACCTCTATTTTTTTTAAGGAGTTCCCCAATTTGCATTAAAATGTAAGCTTTAGACTTCATCCTATTTAATAGAGAATGTTTTTCTATTTAGGGAACCCACACATGAATAAAATTCTGGATTTCTTATAATGTTGTCAATTATAAGTTTCCATTGTTTACGTGAATTAAACTCCTCTAATGTTTCAAAATTCATATAATCGTTTTCATCATATGTTTTTTTTATTGGTAATTTTTGTATTTTCCTCAAATTCATCTTCTGCTTCTCATCGTAAAAACTTTTGACTAATGATTGTTGTTGTATCCTATTATAATCCACAAAGAATACAAAAACATTGTATTCCAGATCCACTGTAAGACTTTCTTTTACTGTAAATTTGAATTCTGTATACTCACCACTCTTTAAGGATATCACCCCACGAGTTTCCTCTTCAAGTTCCCTAAGTGCACATCTAATTGGATTGAATATTTCTCTCCTTCTACATCCACCTGTTACAAAAATCCATTCCTTAAATCTCCTATCCCTCACAGTGAGAAACCGTGGTTTTTCATCGGTAAAACTTACTGGTATAGCTATAGCTTTATATTTTTTCATTGCGCATTCGCAAGTTATAGTATCCTGACATGTTTATTCCTCAATCTTTTCTTCAGTAGTCTCTTCTTGTACAACCTTTTGAATTGGTTGAGGCTCTGGGGCACTCAATTTCTGGATGAGCTGACCTGAAAATTTCTTTAGGCTGTCAACATCCTGTTTAGTCTTGTTCATCTCCTTGAAAAGGAAAATAACACCAGCGATCGCGACGATTGTCGCGACCATCATGAGAGTTTCACGGTCCATTTGAATCATTATATGTTGTAATCACTCCTTCTTTTTAAGTAATAACACCCATATTTGTTCTTCCTGAGGTTGGACATTCGTAGGGGCTTTGGGCAAATTGAACGGCTTGGTAATGCGTATCTTCACACGATTTTTCAGTTGGTGGTCTGGGCTGACCAACAAACGTCTCGAGTGTCCTGGATTTAGGGTCATACATCAATACAAAAACGATGGCGATGAGGAAAATTAGTTTCAACATGTTGTTTATTAATTAGTTAGAATATAAAAGTCCACCCATACCATTCTCAATGCGGAGAACATTGTAGTTCACAGCATAAATGTCATCATCACAATCATTGAGATCATTCACGATGCGGGCAGAGTCAAGGCGGGAGAAGTTGAGAGTACCAGTTGGCTGAAGCTTAGACGTATCAAGGCAGAAGGGCATCAAGAAGAGTTTCTCAACGGTGGGAGCCGCGATCGCCGAGCTCGCGTAGGGAGTGTGGTAGTAAAGGGGTACAACGGAGAAGTTGGGGTTACCAAACTTGAAATCAGAAACATCGGTACCGTTAATCTGGAGCTTAATCTTATTGTCAACACCACCAGTGCCACCAAGAATGTTTACAGCAGACGCATTAGCAGCCGCGAGATACTTGATTGGGTGATTGAAGTTGATCTCTTGGATCTTAGCACCCGAGGCAGTAGCCTTCTGGGTTTGGGTGATGAGCATATTCTGGGGAGTAGAAGCGAAATAGTCACGCTCATTGGTGTCAAGGTACGCGTAGTTCGCGTAGACATCCCACTTGAAGCTGTTATCAGCCGCGGCAGCACCCCAAGTGATACGAAGCTCAACATCGTGGTACTGGAGGGCGATGAGGGGGAGGGCAGTTTGCCAGTTCTCACAGAAGGCGAAACGGAGAGGGTAGAAACTCTCATTGACGGCACCACCGTAGAGGCCACCTGCAACCGACTTTGATGAGGAAGTAGCCGAGAGGGTTGGTGCGATGAGGGTAGAGTAGGTAGAATCCTGCTCATCAATCACCTGACCACCGATGAGGAGCTCAACCTTGGAAATCACAGTCGTCCAATCGGTAACGACTTTGGTAACGGAACCATCATTGGGGACAAAGTAGACATAGTTGAGGAGGTCTCCCTTGCGCTCGAAGCGAATGGTGGACATACCATTATTGGAAACATTCCCCTGGATCACCTGACGTTCCACAGTTTGTGAGAAGTTAGTATGACGTTTGTACGTAGATCGAAAAAAACTGATCTCGGGTGAGCCGACGAGGTGGGCATCCTGAGCACCGACAGCAACGAGTTGGGCAATACCACCAGACATTTTATAGTATATTGAGACTTTATTTTTAAGTATCGGTCAATATAATGTAAAATTAAACATTTAGATTTTCATGATATAAACTAATAGACGGTATGGGTTTGTAACTGTTATAGACCCCCCTTGTCCCGTTTGGTTTGTGGTACCATCATGGACGTGAAGCATGTTGGATGATGAGGAAGTGTGTGGGTGAGGCATGTTGTCGTCCGTAACACTCGTATGGGTGTGTGAAGCATTACCACTAGAGATAGGTATACTATGAGAATGTTGTCCACCCACGCTTTCTATATCATGGTCGTGAACCCCAGGGTGAGCCGACGAGGGGTGGGTATGCCCTACCTCTATTGTCGGTAGGGATCCATGGTTATGAGGCGTATTAAAGGTGGTCATGTCCAGCTGAACAGGAGTACGCCTCATTTTGTTACCCCCCCCCATCCCGATCTGAGTGTTTGAATTTGTGCTCTCAAGTACATGTGAGTGAGGTGCGTTTTGTGCGATGGCATTATGGCCGTGAGGCATATTGGCGGCGATGGCATTATGATTGTGAGGCATGTTCGCATCTGAACTCTCTCCATGGTTGTGAGGTGCATTGTTTTGGCCGGTTGGATGGCCGTGAGGCATGTTGTTCTGTGAACTCTCTCCATGGCTGTGAGCTGCACTGGACGAACTACTCTGTCCATGGTTGTGAGGTGCATTGGAGTTAGCACTTGTAAATGTATGTGTATGTTCAGCAAGATTAGCTTCTGACAATGTTATAGTATTTACGCCACCGGACTGACCCACCTGAGGAGCAGTAGAAACCCCCCTGACAAAGCGGTCCCT